TTCATCGAGAAAGCCAAAGAGAGCGGAGCCATTGCGTTTGTGGCGCGCTCACTCACCGACGTGGAGCGAGAGCTCGAGGGGGCTCTATGAATAAGCCTCGACCACTTCCCACTTTCCCTGTCGATGTTGTGAAAGAAGCGTGCGTTTCTTACTACAACGAAGCGGTGCAGTTCACTCGCGGCGACATCCGCCACAATGCCATCCGCTTTCTCATCAACTTTGAATACTTCATTGCATACATGAGCGGGGAACCACTTGCCGACATAGCCGTGCGCGCCGAGCTTAATCAAGAATCTCTGCGCCACAACTTCATCCGTGTCGCTGCCATGATCGATCGCTATTTAATCATCAAAGAAAAAGAAAGAAAGGGGACAGCATGAAAGAATATGTTTTTATGACTCAAAGGGGGGACCTTCTTGTGGGGATGCGCGTGAGCTTCCTTGATAAACCCACCACGCACCATCTCGATAGCCTTGAGGGTTACTCGGTGGGGCTCTGGCAACACGATGGGTGGATCATCTATCACCCAGTCATCGAGCAAAACGTTTACTTCAATCGCAGCATTGAAGAGCTTCTCATCCCACTGGGGGAGTTATAAATGAGAGAAGAAGACTTCATCGCACTTCTGCTTATTTTATTTGTGATAGCAACAATTTATTATTGGTAACGAAAGGAAAACTATGACGTTCTACATCCTCACCCTCACAGCAAACATACTTATGCTCGCCCTGATTTACTTCTTGTGGCGAGACTTAACCACAATCAAAGAGCGCCTCGAGCAACACAGACGCGCTATTAAACGACTTAGATATGAGCGGGGGGAGAAATGAGCGTTATAGCTTGGTGGTCTGGCGGCGTTACAAGTGCCGTGGCCACAAAAATAGCGATTGAGCAATATGATGACGTGCAAGTTTACTTCTGTGAAACAAACCAACATCACACAGATAACCAGCGATTTAAGAAAGACTGTGAGAAGTGGTATAACCAAAAGATCCACACACTCACAAACATGAAATGGCACTCAGTCGAGAAAGTTTTAGAGCACGGCTATATTAACGGGCCGACTGGGGCTTATTGCACCAAGCTCTTAAAGAAAGATGTGCGAATAGCCATCGAGAAACTTGTGGACTATTCGGGTCAAGTGTTTGGTTTTGAATATGAGCCTAAGCAAATCAAAAGAGCCCAGCGTTTCATCGAACAATATCCACAAAGCAAAGCTCTATTTCCATTGATCGAGAAAAAGATAAACAAGTTTCAAGCAATGGAAATGCTACTAGGCGCGGGTATTGAACTGCCAGCCATGTATAAGCTCGGTTACTCAAACGCAAATTGCATTGGGTGTGTGAAGGGTGGCAAGGGTTATTGGAACAAGATCCGCGAAGACTTCCCCGATGTGTTTGAACGTACAGCACAGCTTGAGCGCAAAGCTGGTCACACTTGCATTAAGGGTGTTTATCTCGATGAGCTTGATCCAAAAGCAGGTCGGCACGAGACGATTGAGTTACCAGAGTGCGGCATTTATTGTGAAGTAGAAATGATGGGAGCATAAAAATGATTTACCTATTATTTTTAGTAGCTATGGCTTCTAATTCTGGCAATGAGGGCATATTCATTAACGGGTCCAACGACTCTATGGTTTGCCTAAACGACGTCAATGGCTGCATTACAGCAACAGTTATAAGCTCTGGCCGTATGTGCCAAGCTGACGGCGTGATTTTATCTAATGGCAACGTGTTTAAAATCCCAAATCACTCGACCTATCTTTGCGACGGTGATAGTTGTTATCCATTTACGATAACCGATTGGCTAGTGATGCAAACTGGGAAGCGTTTAGTGCGTGGGCCTGAGCACTACGAAGAAATGCGGCTCTATGAGTTTAGTGATTTACTGGGTGGGGAGTGGTGTTTATGAGTGTGATTGAGCCAAACTATTTTAAGATGCGACTCAAAACTGAATTTCCTCTATGGAAGCGCATTGTATGGCGAGCACTTGGGACTAAAGATTTTGGCGTAAGCGATGGCTGGTATGTCGAGGGCTATTGGTTTCGAGGCGTTTGCTTAGTAACTAAGTTTCAAGCAGAGGTGCAAGAATGACCACGCCCCCAAAATCCCCCATGGACGTGAGGAGAGACTTGTGACGTGTTTAACTTGTGGTAACTTAATATTAGATCCAAATATTGTTTATGGATATGCTGGGCCAGTTTGTTATTGTTCTGTACCACCTAAAATACAAAGACCAGCCGCCCTGACCGAGCTTGCGAAAGCCCCAAAGGATGCGCGGGAGTGGTGGGTTACGGAGTATAAAAATGGCGACGTGCGAGCTTTTGATAGACCGATTCACCCAGAGTTAGAGGGTTGGATAATTAAAGAAACCCATGTCGTAGAAATGTCAGCCCTCACCCAAGCGCAGGCGGAGATTGAGGACTTAAAACAAAGCCTAGAGGCAACAAGAGCAGACAGAAGATTGCTTGATGATTGCAACATTAAACTCGACGCCGAGAACGCCCGCTTGAGAGAGGCGCTTGAGATATACAGTAAATGGCATCATTGCGACGTTGAGAATATCGCACGCAAAGCCCTAGAATCGAATGGATTCAATTAAACAAAACGTCTTGATCGTTTTATCAAACAGCACTTCGCCTTCCGTTTGGATGTTGTACTTGCTGGGCGAGTAACCGCGGAGCAGCTTTCCGATAGCGCTGTTATTGATGAGCGCCAAGCGATCAAGCTCGGGGGGCGTGGTGTTTCTAAGCATCACATAAGCCCCGTCATAGAGACTCGAGGGATCCCGCACTTGCAGGGCTTCCCCGCTGCCAGCAAACGGCTCAGGCTTCTTAAACATCTGCACGCTTGATCCCACCACGATCCCTAAAAGCTGGCCTTGGGCTTCCTTCACCACACAAAGCTTTGTGAGTAGGTCGTGAAGTGATACGCCAAGGATGTCAGCAAGCGCGGTGGCTTCTTGTACAGAGAGCTTTCTTTCCCCATTGATGGCGCGGCTCAGAGCAGACGCATCCATGCTGAGCTTGGGGGCGAGCTTACGGATTGAGCCAAACGGGGAGCTCTTGATTCTTTCTTGGATCCAAACTTTGTCAGGTTGCATTGAACAGACTGTTACACAAAAGCAAACACAACGCAAGGTGAAAGGGGTTGAGATTGTCTGCTTGTGTGAAATATGTTGCGCTAACCACAACAGGTGATGTGAAATTTTATTTAAGATCTTAACGGGCGAGGGGGACTATGCAATTAACGCCAGCAGAATATGTGATTTACGCTTTTGGTGGGGTGAGAGCCACGGCTAGGGCCATTGGCCGTGCCCCCGCGTCTGTTTGTAAGTGGCAAAAAGATCGCCACAATGGGCTCAGGGGGATCATCCCCCACGATATTCACAGAAAGATTCTTGAAGTCGCAAAACAAAAAAACAAAGACATCACACCAAACGATTTGATCTATGGTCGCTTCGTGAAGGGTGCTTATGAATAAGGGGGAGAAGATGTGGAAAAATAAGAAACACGGAAAGCAGTTATTTGCGGGATCCTATGAGCGCGACAAAAAGGGCGAAAGAATCTTTGTCCTAACTGGCACTAAGGGCCGACGCATTGTCTTTGAAAGTTATCAAGCAGCAAAGAAAGACTCTTGGGTTAAGGCATGAGCCCCGATCTTTTGCACGTTGTCGCGGTTTGTTCAAACCCGGTGAGGTATAACGCTCGCTACAATTTATTCAAGAAGTTCAAAGAGCACATGATGAAAAGCGGTGTGAATCTTTACATCGTTGAGACTCAGCAAGGCGAGCGCCCGTTTGAAGTAACTGAAAGTAACAATCCCAACCACATTCAGCTTCGCACTTACGACGAGGTGTGGATCAAAGAGAACATGATAAACATCGGGGTGAGCAGGCTTCCTTCGACGTGGAAATATCTTGCGTGGATCGACGGAGACATTGAGTTCATGAACCCCAACTGGGCAAGTGAAACCGTTCAACAACTGCAAGTGTACGATGTGGTGCAGATGTTTGAAACCGCAATCGATCTTGGTCCGCAAGGGCAAGTGCTGCAAGTGCATCACAGCTTTGTGAGTGAATATATTAAGAACGGTTACAATCCCCCAGTGGGGCCGGGTCGCTATGGTGGTTACAGTGTGAAGAAGAACTTCTGGCATCCGGGTTTTTGTTGGGCCATACGACGCGAATCTTTCGATGCTCTTGGCGGGCTTATAGATTTTTGTATATTAGGCTCCGCCGATCACAGTATGGCTATGGGCTTGATCGGACTCATCGATCGCTCAGTTCCGGGCGATATCAATCCGAAGCTCTTAAACGAGCTTGAGATCTGGCAAGAGCGAGCAGAGGCTCATGTTAAACGGAACATCGGGTTCACACCGGGAAGTATCGCTCATTTTTTTCATGGCAAAAAACGTGATAGAAAATATGTCGAGCGCTGGGATATTATTCGCTCGAACTACTTCGACCCAGACGACGATTTAAAACGTGACTGGCAAGGCTTGTTGCAGCTTGAAGTTTTAACACCAAGGCAACGAAGATTGCGCGATCAAATCAAACAATATCTGAGACAGAGGAACGAAGACTCAATCGACGTGGAGTAACAATGGATGAAGTGAAACCGAAAAGAAAAACAAAGCCGCGCCCGTGCGAGATTGCAAAAGCCGCTAAGCGCGACAAGGAAAACCACGGCAAGCTCTCAAAGAACTATCGTGGCGCAGACAAGATCGATATGTTTTGTCACGAGTATCTTGTGGACTTCAACGCCACACAAGCTGCGATTCGCTGCGGGTATTCGCCAAAGAGCGCTGTAAAGATCGGCTATGAGCTTCTGCAAAGAGACGACGTGCGAGCGAAGGTGGATAAAGTAAAGCGCGATCGTTTAATGCGCGTGGATCTGAAAGTGGACGACGTTCTAAGAGAGATCATGCGCTTAGCGTTCACGGATCTTTCAGAAGCGTTTGATTCTAATGGCCAACTTTTGCCGATCAAAGAGATGCCGGACACGATCAAGAAAGCAATCAGTGGGGTGAAGACGTACAAAGACTTCACTGAGGGTGTCGAGATTGGCGAAACCAAAGAGATCAAGATGTGGGATAAGTTGAAAGCGCTTGAGCTTCTTGGCAAGTATTTAAAAATGTTCACAAACGTAAATGAGAACCACGACATGACGCTCGAGCGTTTGATTGCGGGCTCTCGGGGGGATTCTAGTGGCGGAAGTAACAATCAAGATTGAAGATCGCACAGACGGCAAAGTGAAAGTCACTTGCTCGCCGAACTTTGAAACGATGATGATGATGGCGCAAAGTGGAGCCGCAGATCTCACGGCAGCGCACGGCTATGCGTTTGCGTGCTTGAATAAGATCCAAGAGATCTCAAAGCAGACTGGGCCAATGAAGATCTTACTTCCGAAAAATGGAAAGTAAGAAGAAGACAAAGATACATCTCGACGAGGATGAAGAGTACGAGCCCGGTGATATTGTTTCAAAGTCTGTGATCTGTCAGGGGCCACCACGCTGCACGCTCGAGCATGAAGACGCGCTCATCGAGCAGATGGATGGGTGTGTGTGGTGTAAGCGATTCTACATTGATCGTATGGGGCGCGAGTATGTTTACGAGCCGGGAGAGGCATGACACCAGCACAGCAAAGAATCAGATCGTGGCGTGAGAACGTGGCGCAGTTTGCGCATGAAGAGTTTGGCTTTGAGCCCGACCCTTGGCAGAAAGAACTGTTCGATGTGTTCCCGCTTATGGATCCTGAGAAAACTCGCATAAGCCTTCAAGCGTGCGCAGGTCCGGGGAAGTCAGCAGCGATGGTCATCTGTGGTTGGCACTTTCTTGCCACACAAGGGGACTTTGGCGAACACCCAAAGGGTGCAGCGGTTTCTATCACAAACGATAACTTGAAAGATAACTTGTGGGCGGAGTTTGCAAAGTGGCAAGGCAAGAGTAAGACAGGCTATACGCAAAACGCGTTCACTTGGACAAAGACCCGCATCTTTGCAAACCACCATCCCGAAACGTGGTTCATCTCGGCAAGAAGTTTTTCAAAGAGCGCCAATGCGGATGAAGTGGGGCGCACGCTCTCAGGCCTTCACTCAAAGTATGTGCTTTACATCATCGATGAGAGTGGCGACATCCCGCCCGCTATCGTGAAGAGCGCTGAGCAGGGGCTTTCAACGGGGCCAGTGTTTGGAAAAATACTACAAGCCGGGAACCCGACAAGTCACACGGGGATGCTTTACGCCGCAAGCACGAAGCTCCGGGCGCAGTGGTACATCATCAAGATCTCGGGGGATCCCGAAGATCCCAAGCGTTCGACAAGGATCAACATTGAGTGGGCTCGAGAGCAGATTAAAACTTATGGGAGAGAAAACCCATGGGTGATGGCGTATATCTTGGGCCAGTTCCCACCATCGTCGATCAACACACTCTTGAGCCCTGAGGAAGTTGAGCGCGCCATGAGTCGCACCTATCGTAAAGAAGAGTATGACCACTCGCAAAAAAGAATCGGTGTGGATGTGGCACGCTTCGGAACTGACTCGACGGTGCTTTTCCCACGCCAAGGGTTGATGGCGTTTAAGCCCGAAGAGATGCGTGGCGCTCGTTCAAACGAGATTGCAGCGCGAATCGTTGAGGCTAAGCGCAGGTGGGGAAGTGAGATTGAGTTTGTGGACGGCACCGGGGGCTATGGCTCAGGGGTGATCGACTCACTCATACAAGCACGAAGCCCCGGCATTGAGGTGAACTTCGCTGGGAAAGCGCTTAACGAGCGGTATTTAAACAAGCGCGCTGAGATGTGGTTTGAGATGGCCGAGTGGGTGAAGCGTGGTGGGTGCTTGCCAAACATCCCCCGACTTGTGACTGAACTCACTGCGCCAACGTACACGTTTCAAAACGGCAAGTTCAAGCTCGAAGAGAAAGCGCAGATCAAGGATCGGTTAGGATATAGCGTGGACTACGCCGACGCTCTTGCCTTAACGTTTGCCCTTCCCGAACAAGAAGGAAAGAGCCACCTGCCTGAGTTTCTGAGGGTGAAGCAAGTGAAAAAAGATTGGGATCCCTTAGCAGACAAAGAGCCTGTTCGCTAAAATGACACTCTTGTAAAGTGTTGTGTTTTTCACAACAATGTTAGGCAATGCGCATTGAGATCCGTAAAGCAGATTTAATGGACATCGAATGGCTTCTTTCGGAGCTCAAGAAGTTTGCTGAGTTTATTGGCATCAAGAAACACAATCTCTTTCCCGAAGAAGACTTCGCACGCGAGACGCTAAAAGGTTTCATCGAAAACCAAGTGGTCTTAATCGCAGACAGCAACCTCGGGAAAGCGGGCTTCATCGCTGGCATCTATGCGCCACACCCATTCAATCCCAACCTTATGATGCTCACGGAAACTTTCTGGTGGGTGAAGAAAGAGTTTCGCAGAAGTCGCTGTGGCATACAGCTTCTTGATGCTTTTGTGGAGTGGGGCGAAGAGCACGCGGATCTTATCACAATGACTCTCGAGCATAACTCTCAGGTGGGTGATCGCGCTTTAATCAATCGTGGTTTTAGGCTTCAAGAACGAAGTTACTTAAAAGAAGTTTAAGGGGGACTAGGATGGGGATGCTTTCTACAATCGCGCTTGCGGCTCTCGCAACAGCGACAACAGTCAACACAGTCAGCACAATGACCGAAGCTCACAAGCAGCGAAAAGAAATGAAAAACGCAAAAGCCGCGCAAGCTGCCGAAGCTGTGAAACTTGAAACAGAAAAGAAAGCCGAGCTCCAACGCGCAGACGATAGCGCCGCACGCGCTGCCATGGGTCGCTCAAGACGCAAAGCCATGAACGATGCCCGTCCCAACCAAGGTTCGTTGCTGAGTGGTTCTTCAAGCGGCTATGGCTCCATGGGTCCACAACCGGGGTCTAAGACCCTTCTTGGGACGTAACGATGGGATGGGATGATAAACTTAACCGAGCACTTCGGCCCATCACAGACCCGTTTCGGGTGAACCCTCGAGGCGATACAAAAGAAAGTCGTCTTCGCATGAACTCCACCACCGCAAACAAACTTGGCGCTGAGTCGTTGTTGTGGATGGGGATGTTAAACGCGCTCAAGTATTCAAGCTCGCAAGCAAACGGTGGGGCGCGTGGCCAAGGTATGAACGTCAACCAAAACTCTGCTGTCGCGGCTCAAGAAGCAGCGCCCGGATTGAAGAAGAAAAAAGACAGCACGATCCTTGCCTCGGGCGGACCACTCGGAGCTCAGGGCAATAAAACACTGTTGGGGACATGATGAAACATTATACGAAACGCCAAGAACTTGAGATCCTAAGAAGCCAGCTTGAGCTTGAGCGCTCAACGTTTCTTTCTCACTGGCGCGATCTCTCAGAACATATCCTTCCTCGTCGTCAGCGCTTCAACAACACAGACGTGAACCGTGGCGATAAGCGCAACCAAAAGATCATCGACTCCACTGCGACTTTAGCTTTAAGAACCCTTCGCTCAGGCATGATGAGTGGTGTAACGAGCCCCGCCCGTCCTTGGTTTCGTCTCACTGTTCACGATCAAATGCTTGCCGAAGCGGGCACTGTGAAGATGTGGCTTCACGATGTGGCAAACATTATGTCCACGGCGTTTCTTCGATCGAATCTTTATAACGTTCTCCCCACCATCTATGGCGACATCGGTGGCTTTGGCACTGCTGCGATGTTGATGGAAGAGGACGCAGAAGAAGTTTTTCGTTTTATGTCGATCCCGATTGGATCATACACGATTGCAAATGACGACAAGCTCCGCGTTCGCGTTTTCGTCAGAGAGTTTCGCTTCACCGTGCGCCAGCTATTGCAGCGCTTTGGAAAGAAAAAACCTAATGGCGAGTACGATCTTTCAAATTTTTCAACACAAGTAAAGCATCTCTATGATTCAAAACAGCTTGAGCAGTGGATTGATGTGGTTCATGTTATTAAGCCAAACCCAGACTTTGACGAGCGAAAGATGTTGTCAAAGTACAAGCGCTTTATGTCCTGTTACTATGAGAAGGGCGTTAGCACAAACGGTGGAAGCTACAACTCAGGACAAGACGAGAACGTTTATCTCTCAGAAAAGGGCTATGACTTCTTTCCGATTCTTTGCCCACGCTGGGAAACAACAGGCGAGGATGTTTACGGCACAAGCTGTCCGGGGATGGAAGCTCTTGGCGATATTAAACAACTTCAACTGGGGGAGAAGCGGATCCTTCAAGCGATCGAGAAGATGGTCACGCCGCCAATGCAGGGGCCATCAAGCCTTAAAAACACGGCAGCGTCTTTCCTTCCGGGGGACATCACTTACATCGATGCACTCAATCCGGATCAGGGACTTCGCCCGATCCATCAAGTAAACCCGAACATTCAAGATCTCGAGTTCAAACAAAACCAAGTGCGCGATAGAATCAGACGAGCGTTTTTTGAAGATCTCTTTCTCATGCTTGCGTCAAGCGACAGACGACAGATCACAGCACGCGAGATCGAAGAGCGCCACGAAGAGAAGCTCTTAGCTCTTGGCCCAGTGCTTGAGCAGTTAAATCAAGATCTTCTTGATCCTCTCATTGATAACGCTTTTCAAATCATGCTTCGACAAGAGCTCATCCCGCCACCACCCGAAGAGCTTCAAGGGATGCCACTCAAGGTGGAATATATTTCTATCATGCACCAAGCGCAGAGATCTCTAGGGATCGCGGGTGTTGAGCGCTTTGCGGGCTTCGTCACACAAGTGGCGCAGGTGAACCCAGAGGCTCTTGATAAGATCGACACAGATCAACTCATCGATGTGTATGGGGATCTCACAAGCGTGCCGCCAAGCCTTGTGCGTGCGGACGAAGCGGTGGCAGAGCTCAGAGCGGGACGCGCACAGATGCAGCAAGCCCAGCAGCAAGCGATGATGATGAAAGAGATGGCGACTACTGCAAAAGATCTCTCACAAGCAAAGACAAACGAAGACAATGCGCTCACTCAGATGATCTCTGCCGCGAGTGCGAACCAACTTGTTGAGGGGGCGGTGTGATAGCAAACGGAACAGATGAAACGCAAGTGAAGGCAGCGAAAGCAAAAGAGAAGCAGCAGAGCGAGATTGAGCTCGACGACTATCGTTTTCTTTTGCAGACGAAACAGGGGCGAAGAGTTTTTTGGAAGCTGCTCACAGACTGTGGAGTTTTCAAGACGAGCTTTACGGGAAACTCTCAGACTTTCTTTTTAGAGGGTCAGAGAAACATTGGCTTAAAAGTATTAAACACCATCAACGAGGCAATGCCAGAGGCATATCTCTTGATGATGAACGAATCAAAAGAAAAGGGGAACTAAGATATGTCTGAAACAGTAAACCAACAACCTGCTCAAACTAACACTCAAGCGGGTGAAGGAAATGCTCAGACGGCAAGTGCGACCACTTCCACCGAGACTCTGCTTTACGGCGGGGGAAAAGAAGCGGCCACAACGCCAACTGAGACAAAACAAGAAACCACACAAGAGCCAAAAGATCAGAAGGAAGGTCAGGTTGAATCAAGTGAATACAACCTCAAACTTCCCGATGACGCTTTCATAGACGAGAAGCACGTTCAAGCTGTGAGCGAGTACGCAAAAGAACTCAAGCTCACGAACGAACAAGCTCAGAAGTTGATTGAAAGAGATAACACTCTTTTAAGTTCCTATGTTGAGTCTCAAAAACAAATGCTCGAGCAGAAAACCCAGTCTTGGGTGAACGAGCTTAAAACTGACAAAGAGTTTGGTGGTGAGGCTTTCACAAAAAATACAGAGCTTGCACGCCGCGCTTTAGATCGTTTCGCACCTCAAGAGCTTAAACAGTTTTTGAACGAGACGGGCTTTGGCAATAACCCGCTGTTAGTAAAGACGTTCCACAAGATCGGGCTTGCGATGAGCGACGATGAGTTTGTGACGACAGGCACTCAACCTTCGGCACCAAAGCCCATCGAGGAAGTTTTTTACGGATCAACAAATAACAACTAAAAAAGGGAGTTTAAGATGGCAACATTAGGAAGTAACGTATTAACACTTGCAGACTGGGCAAAACGTTTAGACCCAGACGGGAAAGTTCCAAAGATCGTGGAGCTTCTTTCACAAACAAACGAGATCCTTGACGATATGTTGTGGATGGAAGGGAACTTGCCAACAGGTCACAGAACGACTGTTCGCACAGGCCTTCCCACTGTCGCATGGCGCTTGTTGAACCAAGGTGTTCAACCTTCAAAGAGCACCACTGCGCAGATCGACGAAGCGTGTGGGATGCTTGAAGCGTGGAGCGAAGTTGATAAGCGCTTAGCTGATTTAAATGGGAACGCTTCTGCGTTTCGTTTATCAGAAGCTCAAGCATTCATCGAGTCCATGAACCAAGAGATGGCATCAACACTTTTCTATGGAAACAGTTCAACTGCACCCGAAGAGTTCACGGGCCTTGCTGCTCGCTATAGCTCTTTGACAGCGGCAAACGGACAGAACATCGTAAGCGGATCAGGCACCGACGCTTCAAACCAGTCTTCAATCTGGCTTGTGTGCTGGGGCGCTCAGAGCGTTTTCGGTATTTTTCCAAAAGGATCAAAAGCTGGTTTGACTCACGTCGATCACGGCGCTCAGGTGGTTGAGACAACTGCTGGCATCGCTGGCTCTCGTATGGTTGCTTATCGCGATCAGTGGCAGTGGGATTGCGGTGTGGCTCTTAAAGACTGGCGCTATGTTGTTCGCGGCGCAAACATCGATATTTCAAACTTGGTGGCGAAGTCATCTGCTGCTGATTTGATCGAGATGATGATTAAGATGATCCACAGAGTGCCAAACATCAAGATGGGAAAACCCGTGTTCTATATGAACAGAACTGTTTTCCAAATGCTTGACATTCAACGTCGCGACGATGCGATCAGTGGTGGTGGTATCACTCTTCAAAACGTTGATGGCCAGATTCAATACTCTTTCCGTAACATCCCAGTGAAAATCTGTGATGCTCTACTCGAAACAGAGTCACAAATATCGTAATTTCATGGGCGCTCATGGCTTTGTTTGTGGGCGCTTTGGTTAGAAAACGAAAACACAAACTTAAAAAGGAGTTTTAAAATGATCGTAGATGCACAACTTTTATTTTCAGACGAGCAAGCGGTAACTGCTGCCGCCGGAAGCACAAACACAATCGACCTGTCTGCCGTTCGCAACATTGGCGTGGGTGAAAACCTCTACGTTGTTGTTGTTTGTACGACAGCGATGACGGATACTGGGAGTGATTCGACTCTTGCCGTGGCTCTTGAGGGCGATAGCACGACCACTTTCACACCAGATTCAACAAAGACTTTGTTTACGTTCTCTGCGCTTTCTGCTGCGGGAACAACAAAGATCGCAAAACTTTCACCAGATGACATCAATCTTCGCTATGCAAGATTGAAGTACACTCCCGGTGGTGGCGATCTTACAACTGGGTCTTTCACTGCTTTTATCACTAAAGATGTTCAAGCATACACAAGCTATGCTGACAACATCACAATCTCTTAATTAAGGGGGAAGTATGTTAGTTAAAGCAACACGCATGGGATACTATGATCTAAAGCGTCGCTATGAGGGGGATGAGTTTGTTCTTGAGAACGAAAAGCATTTTTCTTCACAGTGGATGGAGAAGATCGAGGAAAGCTATGAGGTGAAAGCTGAGAAGCCAAAGCCGAAGGGTGTCCCTAAGTTTTCTGCCAAGCGCAGTCAAGACGAAGGCGTGCTATAAGCCAAAACAGAGGGGCCTCGAGAGGGGCTCTTCTAACTTTTCGGGGGAACAATGTTAAAAGGCAACAACACAAGCGTTTTAATTTTAAATGGAGCCACGGCCACTGGCACTGGCAATCACCACAATCCACGTTCACGCAACATGACTTTCCTCGCAAAAGGCTCAACCACAAACGGTGTGGGTGCGGTGAGTGTGAACATCGAAGCCACAAATTTTGACTCACCATCATCGACAGACTGGGTTCTTTTAGGGACCATCACTTTAACTCTTGGCACGACTGTCGTAAACGATGGCTTCATCGCAAGTGCTGCGTGGAAGTATATACGCGCCAACGTGACATCAATCTCTGGCACTGGCGCTTCTGTTTCAGTTTCAATGGGTGTTGAATAATAGGGGGAAACCTTGGCAACAAAAACTTCAATTTGCAATCTCGCTCTCGCTCACTTAGGGCAAACAAAATATCTTTCAAACATAGACACAGACACGTCAGTGGTGGCGGATGTGTTGAGGGAGTTTTATGACCTTACTCTTAAAGAAGTTATCAGAGATTTTAAATGGCCATTTTGTGTTCGCCGTGCAAGTCTCGCTCTTATTGGTGCAGATCCTAACGCTGAATGGGGTTATGCTTATCGTTATCCTTCTGACTGTGAGAGCGTCGATCGGGTATTAAGTGGCGTAAGAAACGACACGCGACAATCAAGAATCAGTTATAAGATCGAAGCGGACGATGCGGGAAAAATCATTTACTGCGATCAAGTAGATGCAGAGATCGAGTACAGTGTGGTGCCGGATGATCCCGAGCAGTTCCCGCCAGACTTTGCTTTAGCGCTTTCATTTAAACTTGCAACGTATGTGGCACCAGCAATCACGGCGGGTGATCCGTTCAAGCTCGGTGATCGAGCGATGAGTTTTTATCGATACACGATCACAAACGCGATGGCCAACAGCAAGCGCGAAGAGCAGGTGGATGAGGATCCACAGAGCGAGTATGTGAGGGGGCGCGAGTGAGTTTACTTTCACAAAGACGATTTGCGGGTGGGGAGCTTGCGCCAGCGCTTCACTCTGGTGTGGATCTTTTAAAGTACGCTACGGGATTGAAGACGGCAAAGAACGTTTTCATCGGAAAAAACGGTGGCGTGTCGAATCGACCGGGCACGAAGTTTATCGGTGAGGTTTTAAACACGACAAGTAAAGCGCGCCTGATCCCCGCAGTGTTTGGCGAAGAGCTCAACAGTGTTGCCGTGATGCAAAAAGATATGCTTTATTTTCTTTTTGGTGACGTGTTCCAAGGGGCGACGTTTTCAATCACGGGGATCACTAAAGCAAGCCCCGGAGTGGTGACGTTTAACACAACACCAACAAGTTCGGTTGGAAACATTAACAACATAGCTGACGGCGATTGGGTTTTTATTTCTGGTGTTGGCGGGATGACAGAAGTTGACGGTTGGTACACTGTCGATGTTACTGGCTCAACCTTGATTTTAAAAAACTTCACAACAGGTGTTGATATAAACACCACAAGTTTTTCAACATACACTTCGGGCGGTACTATTCGCTCTTACAAGAGAAGGCCCTTTACTTTCGTTGAGAGCCGACTTTTTGACTATCGCTGGGCGCAGTACACAGAAGTCACTGGGTTTTATGCAAGAAGGTTTGCTTTCACTCACCCAGAAGAGAAACACGTCCAGTATTGGACAGATGTTTATCACAATAGCGGTTTTTTCACTTACAACGTTTTTGGCCCGCCAACGTTTGACGATACAGTTACGATCTCTGGTGGCGCGGGAACTGCGGCAAGATATGTTGTCACGAAAGTAAGACTTATCACGGGCGAAGAGAGTTTGCCATCTTCTGTGATTGGAAGTGCATCGGCCACGCCGACGCTCACGCTTCCCACTGCTGCGGATGGGTTCGTTTACAACATTTACAAGCGCTCAGCGAACTACAACGTTTATGGTTTCTTGGGTCAGGTTGACGGGGGAAACTATGTGGATAGTCCCGCCGGAACGCCAGACTATAACTCCACTCCGCCGCTAAGACGCGAGCCCTTTGGCACTTATTCGGTTTTTGGCGCGGCAAAGCCTATCTCGATCCCCGACACTCCGGGGGACTATCCGAGCGTGGTTGGGTTCTTTCAGCAGCGCATGGTCTTAGGCGCATCAAGCAACAATCCAAACGCACTTCATCTTTCCAAGGTTGGATGCCCGTATAACTTCTCAGAGAGCAATCCCGGCGTGGACTCAGATCCCGTTTCATTTTATTTGACTGGTAAAGTTTCGCAGCAAATAAAACACGTTGTGGATATTGGTCGCCTTGTGGTGTTCACAGATCAAGGCGAGTGGGTGATCGAGGGCGATAACGGGGTCATCACGCCCACGGCGATCAATCCGAAGCAGTATTCATACAATGGCTCAAGTGAGCTTCCCCCTCTCGTTGTTGATTCAAACGTTCTCTATGTGCAAGCGCGAGGGAACATTGTGAGAGATTTTTCTTACGACTTCCAAGTGGACGGCTATCAGGGGAACGAGCTTTCTCTTTTTTCAAGCCATCTCTTTGAGGGTTATCAGATAGTGGATTGGGCGTTTCAGAAAGTGCCACACTCCATTGTGTGGGCTATTCGCGATGACGGAGTTCTTCTTTCTTTGACGTATGTGCGCGAGCACCAGATCTGGGGATGGACGAAGCACGACACAGACGGGGCGTTTGAGTCCGTGGCCGTGATTCCCGGCGAGCTTGAGGACAATGTTTACTTTGTTGTGAAGCGCACGATAGATGGCGTAGAGAAAAGATACATTGAGCGCTTGCACACTCGAGATATCGATGACGTAACGGATGCGATCTTTATGGATAGCTCGCTTTCTTACGATGGAACAAACACGGGCTCAACAACAATGACCATCTCGGGCGGCACGAACTGGACATCTGGCGAGTCACTAACTCTCACGGCGAGCGCTTCGTTCTTTGCTGCGGGCGATGTTGGAAACGAGATCCACATGAGCGACGGCTTACGTCTTGAGATCGTGGGCTACACAAGCGCCACGGTGGTGACGGTGATTGCGAACAAAACAGTTCCGGTGGCTCTACGATCAACAGCAACGGCATCGTGGGGAAAAGCGGTTGATGAGCTATCGGGTCTTAGTCATCTCGAGGGGAAAGCTGTCTCTGTGTTTGCAGATGGTTTTGTTGTGGCAAGCCCCAACAATCCGTCCCTTGAGACGCTGACAGTGACAAGTGGAGCGATCACTCTCCCCGAGTGCCATGTGAAGATTCACGTTGGGCTTCCCTATATTTCAGACATTGAAACACTAGACATCGATTCACCGAGTGGAGAATCTTTAGCTAATAAGAAGACGCTTGTGACTGAGGCTTTCATGCACGTTTTTGAAACTCGTGGTCTTTGGGTGGGGACAGAAGAGCCAACAAGTGGGCTTAATGGACTGAGTGAGATTCTGCCAAGAGAGGTGAGCGATGGATATGATGATCCACCACCTCTCAAGACAGAAGTTGTGGATGTGAAGATTCGCGGGGATTGGAAAAGGTTTGGTGGGGTTTTTATAAGACAGGTTGATCCGCTTCCAATGACGATCAACTCGATCATGCCAAGCGGGTTTTTTCCAATAAGGGGGTAGCATGGCACTAACAGAAAGTGGCGCATACACGGGCGCGTTTGGCCTAGAGGCTCTGGGCTCCATTCTTGGGGGCTATGCTCAATCAAGAGCGCAGCGCGAGTGGGGAAAGTATCAAGAGCACCTTGCTGGCATTAACGCCCGCTTTGCAGAGATTCAAGCAGAAGACACAATCAAGCGCGGTGGCGTGCAAGCAAGCCGCTATCGTTCACAGATCGAGCAAGTGATCGGCACTCAGCGCACGATGCTTGCGGCACAAGGCTTAGACTTCACTCGTGGGAGCGCGTTTGACGTGCAGAACGACACAAGAGCAACGGGCGAAGTGGACATGGACACAATCAGAACGAACGCGAAACTTGAAGCTCTGGGCTTTAAAGCGCAAGCTGCGAACTTCCGTCACGAGGGGAAGGTGGCAAACATCACGTCAAAATATCAATCAAGAAACACACTTCTCACCGGGATCACAAGTGGTGTTGCAAGCGGCATAAGAGCTTATGGCGCCTATGAAGCAGGTGGTGGAAAGATGTGGAGTAAAGAAGGGAAGCCCAAGTGAGAGTTCCAACCTTAAACATCCCGAGAGTACAACAAGCGCAAGCGCCACAGCAACGACTCACAGATGGTGGGGCAAACCTCGATTCTTTTGGTGGTGGTGAAACCACGATGAGGCGCCTTGCTTCAAGCGCCGATGCGGGAAAAGCAGCAATGGAACAGATCGGGCTTGAGATCCGACGCGCCAACACTGCAAAAGTTTTCTCAGCAGACAGCGAGCTCTCAGCGTTTGAGACTGAGCTTTTGCATCATCCAACAAACGGTGTGCTTAATCAACGCGGGGAGCTTTCTTTTCAGACTCCCGAAAAAACAAGAGAGCTTTACAAAAAGAAAGTCGATGAGCTCGAGAAGAACTTTTCAAACGACGAGCAGCGCTCAGCTTTCCGTGTCGCCGCTGACTCTCGCTACAACGACATCCACAAGAAAGTCTATCAACACGTCTCAGGCCAACTGAAAAGCTATGAAGATGAAGCGGTTGAGAGCTTTATTGCAAATGAGAGAAACGCAGCGGCACTTAGCTACAACGATCCCGAGCGTGTGGCGCTGGCGTTAGATCGCCAGCAAAATGCTATTTACACTCACGCAAAAAACAACGGGCTATCAAACGAGTACATCAAGCTCAAGATCCAAGAAGCAGCAAGTGAGACTCACACCAATGTGATTGAGCGTATGCTTGCAGGTGGTATGGATAAGGATGCCAAAGAATACTTCGAGACAGTGCGCGAAGATTTTACTGGGAAAGATATTAAAAAAATAGAAGAAGCGCTCCACGAGGGGTGGCTTCGTGGCGAGGGGATGAGAGTCAGTGACTCGATCATCGCTAAGAGCGGCACGCTCGATCAAGCGTACAAGCAAGCCAGACAGATTGAGGATCCCGAAGTCAGGCTCAAGGCCACCGACTACATTAAAGATCACTTCGCCATGAAGAAGCGCGCCGAAGACGAGCGCGACGACAGGCTCTTTGAAGCTGCTGCACGATACGCAGAAGAGAGAAAAGAGCCACCACCGGGCCTTATGGTTGCCTTGAAGTACAAAGATCGCAAGATCATCAACGATATTTTAAAAGGCAAGGGAACAGAGACGGACTGGGAAACTTACTACGGCTTTCAGAAGATGGCAAAAGACGAGTTTAAAAACGTAAACCTTTTGCGATACAAAACGAAACTTGCGGACGCCGAGTTTAAAGAGCTCACAAGACTTCAAAAAGATTTGCGCTCAGGCTCAAAAGGTGCCGAGAAGATTCTTGATGGTTGGCGCACAGACTCGATGATCGTGGCCGATGCGTTAAAAAATGTTGGCATAAAAACAGACGCCAAGCCCGGAACCAAAGACGCTCAGCGCGCCGCTCTCTTTCGTCGTAAGGTCGATGAAGAAGTGATGGTGATGCAAGAGAGAACCGGAAAGAAAGCGTCAAACAAAGAGATTCAAGCGATCGTTGATGAGCTCACGATCAAGGGCACAGTGCCCAACTCTGGGTTTATGGGCTTTTTTCAAAAACAAAAGTTTGAGTTTGAGCGTGGCGATAACGAGCAGCTTGAGATTGATGTGCCAGATGAAGAGCGCGAGAAGATTGCTCGCTCCCTTGAGCGCAACAACCAAGAGCCGAGCGACGAGAACATTTTGAAAATCTTTATGAAAAAACGGGGAAAAAAGGATGCAAGATACTAGCAACGAATATGACTCTATAGTTAAAGAAACGTTCTCGGCGCAAAAGTCTGAGCCCCCGCCCGTGCAAGATGAATATGATTCGATCGTGAAGGAAACGTTTCAACCAGACTTAAAAGAGCCGCTTAAAGTTTCCATGCACCTTGCGCGGGAGAAGAACCCAGACGAAAGAGCAAAAGCTGTGGACTTGGCTTCGCGCATGGGGCTTCCCACTCCCGTTGTTGAAAGAAACTTCGTTGAGGTTCAACAGAAAGCCGAAGTGGATCTCTTCGACTACGACGACATCGTTAAGAACTATCCGCAAACTGCAAACTTCCTTGCGGTGCCAGATAACGCTGCGATCGCAAAAGATGACGTTGAGTCTTTGAAAAACATCGAAAGAAACTTCCGTCCGTTTGTGATGAAGAAGAAAACCCAGTCTTATGCGAGTGATCTTAAAGACGCTGGGCGCACAAGCATCAACGATCTTGGCGCATCAAGCATCCACCTTGCTGTGGCCTATGGAACGATCTCGCCCGAGCAGGGCGCAGAGATGGTGGCCGAGCTCAATAAGAAGTCGCAGAAGATTCGTGAAAACGCGCCAGACTATGTGAAGAAGTTTCGCGAGATGGCGGACCAAGAGATGGGCGACATCAACGAAAGTTGGCAAGAGTTTGTCTCTGGTTTTTCTAAGATGCGACAAGGAAAGATTCTTGGGGCGTTAAAGAGCATTGGCGCGGGTGGCGGGATGACTGTCATTGAGTCGCTTGATCTTCTTCAAGAAGCCGCTCGTCAACCAAAAGGGACTGGCCACTTGGTGACTGAGACGTTGGCGTTTGGTGTGCCGTCGATTGTGGGGGGCGCAGGTGGTGCTATAACTGGCGCGAAGATCGCCGCGGTTGCGGGCCAGATGGGTCCACAAGTCGCCACACCCGAAGAACTTTGGACTGTTCCAATAGCATCTGCGCTTGGTGGAGTTCTTGGCACCTTCTCAGGCAGTGCGTTTACAGAGGTGGGCTCACAGATCAACGAAGCGCTCTCTAAGCGCGGGATCGATGTGACGGATCCACAAGCTCTTATGAAGGCTTATCAAGACGAGTCTTTAATGAAAGAGATTCGTGCCGAGGCGATGCGAAAGGGTTTAACCACTGCTGCGGTTGACTCTGCGATGGGGCTCTTTGCCGGGAAGTTTCTCGCAAAAGCTGGCGCATCGAAGTGGGTGAAGGCCAAGGGTGTTGCAAAAGATATGAGCGTCCAGATGGGGGGCGAGTCTCTTTCGGAAGCTGCGGGACAGCTTGCTCGAGAGAAGGGTGATTTTTCTAAAGTTAATATGGGCGAGAGTATGCTTGAGGGTGTCGCTGCGGGTGGCCACTCGGTGGCAGAGATCGGAGTGATGTCTTCGATCCGTGCCGCACGATACTCGAAGGATCCCGCTAAAGCCGCCGAAGAAGTGGTGGCGGATGCGCAGAAGGCGCTTGATGTGGGCGCTAAGGCAAACGCACTGAAAGAGCTTGTGAGCACGGTTCGTGATGCGAAGATCACAAAGCGCTTGCCCGGTCGAGTAAAAGAGATTCTCGATCAGTTCTCAACGGTGGGAAATGAGCCCGCGACTGTGTTCTTTCAATCAGACGAGTGGGACACGAAGCTCCAAGAAGCGGGGCTTTCTCCCGTGCAAGTGGCGGGCGAGATCATGGGCGATGGTGGGAAAGCGTATGCCGAAGCCAAGAAGACAGGCAGTGAGCTTGAGATGCCACTCACGTCATACCTTACGCACGTTGTGAAGAACGAAAAGCTCGATGTGTTGAGCGATGTCATCCGCTTTGAAGCTGCTGGCATGAGTCCCACTGAGGCACAAGAAACAGCAAGCCAACTTCCTCAGGTGCTTGGTGAGCTTGCAAAAGAAGCAGAGAACGAGCCCGAGCTTTCTGTTGATGAGCTTAACGAGAGAGAGAAGAAAGAGATCGAGGGCGAGATCGCGTCAACGCTTCTTAACTTGGGCAACAACTATCAACCAGCAGATGCGAAGGCGCAAGCTGCAATATGGGGCTCTATTCTCTCGAACCTTGCAAAGCAAGAAAAGAAAACGCCGAGAGAGATTTTTGAAAAATACAATCTAACAATCAACGGGAAACTCGGCGAGCAGATCAAAGAGTACAACCAGAAAGTTTTGGTTGAGCGCCAGCGTTTAAATGAGATGGGCTTTTACTCGAAGCTCAGTGACACTGTTTCGCAGAAGATGGGGAACTTCGCCACTCGCGAGCAAGTCGAGGGGATGATTAAAGACATCAAGCAAGACGAGCGCAGATGGAGTGGCATTGATAAGTTCTTAGAGGGGAAAGAGCGCGTTTCAAAAGAAGAGCTTTTGGACTTCCTTGGTGAGAACCAAGTGAAGATTGAAGAGAAGATGGTTGGCGCAGACAATGCGGCGCTTGACGAGCTCAAGGCAAAGCGCCAAGAGATACAAGTAAAGTTTGGCGAAGCTCAAGTTAAAGCCGAAGACGCAGCAGCAGCTTTCGACGCTGCCGTGGAGCAGACTGGTTTTAGTCGCGTTAAGGCGAGCGTTTTAACAAATGGGCTTAGTTGGGGCCACAGCGGAGAAGAAACTATCAAAAGCGTGGAGCAGCGAGAAGATGTTCCACAGCTTGTGAAAGAAAAGTTTGCAGAATATGCAAGAGCCATCGACGAAAAGGAAACTATTGGTCTAGAGATTGACGACATCGAGGATCAAATCAATCGCGAAGCTAACGATCCGCAAGGCGCGAAGTTCCAAAGATACACGCTCCCCGGTGGAGAAAACTATCGCGAGCGCTTGTTCATCTATAAGCCCAAAGTGTTTGAGCCCGGTGAGAAAGCTAACGACAAGTTCTTCGAGTGGGCGAAAGAGCGCGGCATAAAAGATCGTGATCTTCAAAAGATGAGCGATGCGCAAGTGAAAGAGCTTGAAACTCAGTTCAAGCACGAGATGGAGCTTCAAGCACAAAAGAAAGTTTACACAAGCTCTCACTTTGGCCCCGGCGTTCTTGGGCACTTGAGGCTTACAGATCGCGTGGATAAGGATGGAAAGAAACTTCTTCACGCAGACGAGGTGCAATCAGACTGGCATCAAGATGGACTAAAGAGAGGGTATCAAAAGGGCAACGAAAAAGAGCTCTATGCCAAGAGTAAAGAGCTTTACGAGTCAAGGTCTGCTTTGAATAAAGAGCTTTTGGCGCTCAACTCTCGCTACATGAGGATGGCCGAAGAGACGGCGAACGCCATTGGTGAAGGCGATAACAGTTGGTGGGTCACTGCGGAGTATGGTCGCCTTGTTAATCAAGAAGAGTACACGTCTCAGGCAGACATATTAAATAACGCCATCGAAGAAGTTGACGCGCAAATAGCACAAATAAGCACACAAATAAAAGAAGAGCAAAACGCTGTCCCCGACGCTCCACTGAAAAAGAACTGGCATGAGTTCTTGATGAAGAGCTTGCTTCTTGATGCAGCTAAGAACGGCTATGACAAGATAAGCTGGTCAACGGGTGAGCAGAACGCTGAGCACTACAACTTGGCGAAGCAAGTGGATCATGTGGACGTTACTTACAATGAAGATGGAACGTATGACGTTGAGGCTATTAAGGGCCAAGGCGCGCTTGCATCTCACGCGAATGTCACAAAAGAAAAACTTGAAGATTTGCTCGGGAAAGATCTTGCAGAAAAGATCGTCAACAAAGAAGGGCGAGAAGACGGCGAGGGCGTTTACATTTACGAGGGGCAAAACTTAAAAGTCGGCGGCGAGGGCATGAAGGCTTTCTACGACGAGATGCTCGTGAACTACGCCAACAAGCTCGGCAAGAAGTACGGTGTGAAAGTTGAGATGAGCGACATTGGCGGCGGATCTCTCAACAATAAACTCTCAGTCAGAAACAGTGGCGATGGTTACTATCACATAGAAGATGCAAACGGGAAAGTTTACAGCGACGAGGGCGGGGCTTATGAAAACTACGAGAGCGAAGAAGAAGCTCTTGAGATTTTATCTGGGCTAAGAACAGAGGGCACCAAAGTCCACTCGCTTGAGATCACGCCAAAGATGCGCGCTGAGCTCTTGGGCCAAGGCTTAACGCTTTTCCAAACTGTGCCACAACAAACGCCACTCTCACCGCTTGGTTTCTATTCGCAAGTGGAGCGCGAAGTTGAAAAGATGAACTTCAAGCAGATGCCGGGTAAGGATCTTGCTGGGCGCATAAAGAACATCGCTGGCATTAAGAAAGATGAACTTGATAACCTTGGGCTAACAGACTGGCTTGAGACGCAAGAAGGGCCAGTGAAGAAAGAAGACGTTTTAAACTTCATCAAAGAAAACGGGCTCAAGGTCGATCAGATTGTGTTGAGCCCAGACTACAAGAAAGCGGGCTCTTCAAGCGAGACTGAGAACATCGGGAACATCGAGTGGAGCGAGCCCGAGCGCGATCACTCAAATGACCACTATGATATTGAGAGCGAGTATGACAACTATATGTCGGATGACTATTGGTGGGAAGAAAGGGGCGGCGAGAAAGAGCAGCAGCGAGAGCTATTGCTTCCCGACTACACCGACGAAGACGGAAACGTTGATGAGTCGGGGCTTGAAGATGCACTTGAAGAAAAGCGCTCAGAGATTGCGCAAAAGATGGCAGAAGAGAACGTCGAAAGCGATGACTACTATAGCGCTCGCTATGAAGTCACTGGCACATACACAGATATTGATGGATATGAGGAAACTGTCACGCTCTATGGAAGCGATGAGTACGAGTGGTCTGATAAAGACGGGAACTCTCTTGGGCGAAACCTCAACGAAGCGCAAGTCAAGATGGCAAGTATCCTTCGCGAAAGGGGCGAACTTGATGCCGACCTTTTAAGTTATTCACGCGCTGAGGATCTCGAGTTCTATCGAGTGCTTCACAATATCACAAGCGAACTGAAAACGCTTCGCTCATTGAGAGAGAAAAAAGCCAAGCTGCTATTAAAAGAAAAGAAAGAAGAGTATCAGCGCAAGGCTCGCGAGAACTATCCGAGCGAGTATGAGGGAAAGACGCAAGAAGAGATCGAAGACGCAGACAAGAACAACATGAGGATTCTCGCAGACGAAGAAGCTCGGGCTTTCTTCTTGGATCCAAACAGAAAAGAAAACAAGCTCCGCGCGATCATTAAACACCCGGCCCTAGATATTTATATTCGAGGGAACAACGTCAAGGGCTGGACGCTTGAAGTGAAAGTAGAAGGCAGTGATGACGACGCGAAAATATTTAAGATAGAATCAAAGCTCGATACTGGCGAAGAGGCCACAACAGATCAAGACTTCTTTAAGGAAATAGAAAAAGTTCTTGTCGATAACAAGTTCGTGTCTGAGAGAAAAGAAAAGAAAGAGAAAGAGCTTGAGCCCGTCGATGACGTGAACACGCCGCGAGGAAAGAGCAAGTTTGGAAGTTATAAGGTCAAGAACGGCTCAAACTATCGTGAGCTTTTGTTCACGGTTCCAAGCGAAGAGTGGTTTAAGGAAAGTCACTGGGAGCAACCAAACGTGGTGGCTCATGCTCGAGTCACGGACCGAGAAACACCAGACGGAAAGCGTGTGCTATTCGTTGAGGAAGTGCAATCCGATTGGCACCAAAAGGGCAGGGAGCGCGGGTACGCAAACGATGAAGAGTTTGCTCGCGTTAAAAAAGAATATGAAGATATACAAAAGCAAAGAGACGAAGCAAAGCAACGGTCTTTTAAAACGTTTGATGAGATAAGCACAAGAATCAAAGAGATAACGAAAAACATTCCTTCTGCTGGCAGCTTTTCGCTTGGCGTGCTCAACGAGATTCGTCGATCAGTTAAGTCCGGAAGCTGGGATGAGGGGATGACAAAAGAGCGTCTGGGCGCAGAGCTTTACGATGTTCTTTTCGCGGACGAGCAGCTTGCGGCTTTAACAGAAAAATACAATGCAGAGAGCTCCACCGTTGAAGAGCTCAACACAAAAGCTCTTGATGCGAAGAAGGCTTATGAGGATGCGTCTAGTAGAGTCCCCGACGCTCCATACAAGCAGACAGAAGCGTGGGCCACACTTGTGATGAAGCGCATGATGAAGCTCGCCACAGAGGGCGGATACGACGTTCTGGCGTGGAGTCCTGCAAGCGTGCAGGTTGAGCGCTGGGGAACGGATGATCTGACGTGGGTGAAGAAAGAAGGTTATGCTCAGGGGAGCTCTGAGATATTCCGTAAAGAACTTTCTGCGGCGACCATCGAAGAGCATCCAGACTTGCCCGGAAAGTTTTACTTTAAGACTTCTGACGGCGGGCGGCTAACGGGCACAAACTTTAACTCCATCCAAGATGCAGAGGTTTATCGACAAGAGCAGCTTACTCCATATCCATATTTCCTCGTCGGCTCAGTCGAGCAGCGCGGTGGGCAGACAGAAGACGGCATCAACATCGAAGAGCTTGCGCGTGCGCGTGGCCAGCTTCTTGAAAGACGTGGCGAGGTTGTAAGAACAAAAGAAGATCTCGCTAAAATCGTGCGCGACACACTCGGGCGCGAGAGAACACAAGAAGATCTCAAGAGCCTGACGGATAACATCTGGGAGCAGATGCAGGTTAAAGAGACGGGCCAGAAAGCTCCGCGCAAAGAAGGCATGGAGTTCTTCTACGACAATGTGCTCACGAGAAAAGTTGTTCCCGCGATTTTAAAGAAGCTCGACAAGAACGCGAAGGTTGCGCCAGTGGATCTTGTGGATGTGAACGCTTGGGGTGTTGAGATCTCGCCAGACATAAAGACGAAAGCTCAAGAGGGCTTTACGCTTTATCAAAGCAGAAGAAACGACGACGGTGGTTTTTACGCCCCACCAGAACACGACAACCAAATCGACTTCGCTTTGCCCGAGAAAGTTGAGATCAAAGATGCCACTGTTCCAATAAGCCTTGATCTTGCGAAAGCGAAAGAGTTTGCAAAGTCTTTCCAAGGTAAGAGCTTTAAGAACAAGCACACGGGTTGGGATATTAAAGTATCCTCTGACGGCTTGAGAAAGTCTGGCAATGCAAGCTCGCGCTTTGCAAATCAAGTGAGTCTTGTAAATCTCGACAAGGTTCTTGAGGGCGCAGTTTACATGACAAAAACGCCAGACCGTAAAGAGCGTCGAGACATCATTGCGTTTCATACTTTCTACGCGCCAATAAAAACAGAACAGAAAAACTTTCTTGTGAGAGTGACGGTTAAGGAAACGAAGGAAGGGTTTTTCTATCACGACCGACAGGCAGAAGAAATTGTGGTGCAAAGTCAGATCAGTGGTACATCCACACAAAGCGGAGACGCTGCGTCTGACAATGGCACCAACACAATCAGTATAGACAACTTCAAGACAAACGTCAACGCGATTCGTCGAAAGATAGATCCATATTTCCACGGGGACGCAATAGAGCGCAAGGGATCGATTCAATTTAATACGGGCGGTGTGAACATTAGCCTGTTTAAGAACGCAGACTTTTCAACTTTTCTTCATGAAACGGGGCACTTCTTCTTAGAGGTCATGGGGGATCTGGCTCAAGCGCCGGATGCCTCACAGCAGATCAAGGACGACTACGCAGCGATCTTAAACTACTTAGGGGTGAAGGATCGCTCTGAGCTTAAGACAGAGCATCACGAGCTCTGGGCGCGTTCCTTTGAGGCTTATCTAAGAGAAGGCAGGGCACCTTCCCTTGCTATGCGCGATGCCTTTGCCCGTTTTCGCGTATGGCTTCTTGACATCTATAAGCGCATCTCGCTCAACGTGACTCTCTCTGACGAGATCAGAAGCGTCATGGATCGCATGATCGCCACAGAAGAAGAGATTGCAAAAGTGCAAGGGACAAGTGTGGATCCGATCTTTAAGAACCCGGACACGTTTGGGCTCACTGGTGTGAAGGCCGAGAAGTATTTGAACGCGGTTCAAGAAGCAGAGGACGCGTCGAAAGCGCACTTGAACGACATCGCTATCCGTCAGATTGAAAGAGAGAAGACCACTTTCTATCGCGATCAGAAGAACATCAAGCGCGATCGCATCCGTGCGGAGCTTGAGCAAACGAATCTCTACAAGGCGCTTGCGTTCTTGCAGTATGGAACCAAGCCCGACAAGTCACCGCTTGATGAGGGGACAACGCCATTTAAACTTTCTCGCGAAGAGATCGTTGAGAACTACGGCCAGCAGTTTTTGAAAAGACTTCGCCATCGCGGTGTTTCGCAAAAAGGTGGGATGAGCTTGGATCTTGCTGCTGAGATGCTTGGCTTTGAGTCTGGCGATGTGATGATGACCACCATCGCAAACGCACCAACGCTCAGAGAAGCGGTTGAGGCGCAAGCCGATATGGAAATGAAACAAGAATATCCGGATCTCTTTGAGTCGGCACAGCTTTCAGAAGAAGTCACAAAGGCTCTTCACAATGACAAGCACTCTCAGCTTCTTCGCTTGCAGCTACAACATCTCGTTGAGAACAATCTGCCAGTGATGAAAGATGTGATTCGTCAAGCAACGAAGCGTGTGCCATCGAGCAAGGAAGTCAAAGCCGAAGCTCATCGTATTATTGGAAAGCGCATTGTGAAAGATGTGCGTCCGCATCTTTATTATAACGCTGAGAAGAAGGCGGCGAAAGAAGCTGGCGTGAAGCTCGCGCAAGGGGACTTCGAGGGCGCGTATGATGCGAAGCTCAGAGAACTTTTAAACCACGAGCTTTACAAAGCAGCGATTGAGTTTAAAGAGCTTATGACGAAGTTTGACGATCACAAGGCGCGCTTCTATCGTCCAGATGATGAGATCGCAAAGAGCCGCGAGGTGGACTATGTAAACGCGATTCGTGCGATCCTTACGCAGTTCGGTCTTGGAAAAGGCAAAGCAGACAAGTCCGCGATGGCGTATCTTGATTCAATCAAGAAGTACGACCCATCAACTTATGAAACGATTTACACGATTGTGTCAGACATTGCAGAGTTTAGTGGCGACTACAAAGAGTTATCGGTTGAGTCTGTTGAGCGAGTGATCGATAGCGTGAACGCGCTGTGGGATCTAGCAAAGAGCGCTCGACAAATCGAGATCGATGGAAAGATGGTGGATGTCAACGTGGCGCGAGAAGAGGTGAAGCTCCGAGCGCTTGAGGTGCTTGGCGAAACTGGCGCTGAGAAGAAGTACAGAAAAAGTGTTGAGGATATGGATAAGACAAAGATCGACTTCCTTGGCATAAGAGCAAGACTCAGAAGGATCGAGCACTGGGCCGTATCGGTTGACGGAAACGAAAGCACAGCGATGAGAAGAAACATCTATCGCCCGATCATCGACGGCACAACTAAGTATCGCTTGGCGAAGGAAAAGACGTTCTTAGATCTGCAAAAGATTTTTAAAACTTACAAAGATATTTTCAAGAAGGGAAAGATCGCTTCACCAGAGCTCAACTTTGAGTTCCAAGATAAAGCTCAGCTTCTCGGAGCTCTTCTCCACAGAGGGAACGAAAGTAACTTTAGGAAGCTCTTGCTTGGTTATGAGTGGGGAACGATCGACGATGAGGGCGTTCTTGATGACTCGAAGTTTAAAGCGTTTGAGACAAGGCTCCAAAGAGAGGGAGTGCTTTCTAAGCAAGACTACGACTTCCTTCAAGCGATGTGGAACCTCAACGAGACGCTCAAGCCAGAGGCGCAAAAGGCGCACAAGAAGATGTATGGTCACTACTTTAGCGAGATCACGGCCAATGAGTTTGAAACGCCCTATGGTGTTTATCGTGGTGGTTATGTGCCAGCGATTGTGGATCAGTATTTAAACAGTGACGCAAGCGCAAGAGCCGAGAAGGAAGCTGTGAGCGGAGTGAATAACTCTTACACGTTCCCGACCACGGGGCGTGGGTTCACAAAGAGTCGCGTGCAGAGATATGTCGCGCCACTTGCAATGGATGTTCGTCTTGCGAGTATGCACTTAGATAAGGTTCTTCGGTTCATTCACATTGAGCCAAGAGTTAAAGACGTGATGAAGATCGTGAGCGACAAGGAAGTGCGTGGAGCTCTTGAGGCGCTTGATCGCACAACGGTGAGCGATGTTATTATTCCGGCGCTTCAAAGAGCCGCGACACAAAGAGTGGTGGAGTCTGCAACGGGCTTTGGTGGTCGCCTTATTGATAGAACGTTTAAGGTGATAAGAAAGCGTGTGGGGCTCCATGCGATGTTCTTAAACTTCGCAAACACGATCCAACAGGTGACGGGCTTTTCTGCGGCGCTTGTCGTGGTGAAGCCGCACTATGTGAGAAACGCGCTTTATAAGTTCTCGCGCTCGCCAGCAGACACAGCAAAGTCTGTTCGAGAGAAGTCTGACTTTATGAAGACAAGAACCACCACGCAGGTGATGGAAGTGCATAGCGGGATTGAGAAGATTGCACTTGATCCGGGGCTTTATAAGAACACGACAATGTGGTTTGAAACTCACGGCTATGTTTTACAAAGCGCAGCACAGAACGTGGTGGACAACATTGTGTGGGTGGGGGCTTACGAGCAAGCGATCGAGAGTGGATCCACCGAGCAAGAAGCGGTGTGGTCAGCAGACGAAGCTGTGCGCACAACTCAAGGATCCATGAACCCAGAGGATGTCAGCACGGCAGAAACAGGCCGTCCATTTACTCGGCTCTTTTTGATGTTTGCTGGTTATTTCAACAACCTTGCGAACCTCAACTACGGGCAGGTGCAAACCATCTCTCGAGAGGTTGGCTTGAGAAAGGGCGCGGGGAAGCTCTTCTATGTTTATCTCATGGGCTTTATGATCCCTGCGGTTCTTGGCGATCTTATTCTAAAAGCGCTGCAATCAAGCGGGCTTGATGAAGATGATGACGATGAATACATGGACGACTTCGTGGGCTTATTCTTTGGCTCTCAGATGCGCATGGGCTTTGCGATGGTTCCGGGCGCAGGTCCAGTTCTCAACAACGCCATCAATCAATTTAACGACAAACCGTTTGATGATCGTCTGACGCTCTCGCCAGCGGTGACGCAGATTGAAAAGCTCGCGCACATTCCTTACGACGTTTATGAAGCTGCAACGGGCGATCTGAATAAGAAGCGGGCGACCCAAGACGCGATGAGTGCGCTGGCCTTGGCGGGTGTTCCAATGGGGCAGGTGTCGAAAACGGCGGGCTATTTGATCGACTACAACGAGGGCAAAGCAGACCCAGAGACAGGGGACGAGTTCATGCGCGGCTTGTTGACAGGAAGATGATGTGATTTTAGCTTTACTTGATGCTATTATCGCAACAGTGATCTAGCATCAAGGGACAGGGGGGATAAGGATGTCCATAACGTCTTTAGTAAATCGGGTGTCATACACCGGAACAGGTGCGGTTGGCACATACGCTTACACTTTCAAGGTCCTTGATGACGATGATCTTCTTGTGACGGTGAGGCACCCCACCACTGGGGTTGAGACAACACTCACTCTCACCACCGACTACACTGTGACAGGTGTTGGTGTGGCCACGGGCGGGAACGTTGTTCTTGTGACTGGCGCACGCGATTGGATCAATACCGGAAACAGCCTGAAGGTTGACTGGGTGATCGTGATCCGCCGGGTGCGAGCTCTCAAGCAACCTTTTGATTTAAGAAACCAAGGGAGCTTTTTCCCAGAGACGCATGAGAACGCGTTCGATTCTTTGGTGATGATTGCGCAGCAGCAACAAGATGAACTTAACCGAACAATTAAGTTTTCTGAAACAAGCACAACACTTGGAACAATCCCATCTGGCGCATACGGGAACAAACTTCTTGGCTTTAACTCCGGCGGCACTGCGTTTGAGCTCAAGAGTTATAGCGATGTCACGTCTGCGCTTGGAGTTTTGCTTGCGACAAACAATCTCTCTGAGCTCTCAAGCGCCGCGGCAGCGCTCACGAACCTTGGCATTGCGCCGCTATCTCTTGCGACAACGCACAACTTCACCAACAACCAAGCGGCAACAGATCTCACTGGCGAAACGTTTGCGAGCACTTCATATAAGGCCGTGGTCTTCGAGTATATGGTCGAGCGTGGAACAACCATCTTTGCGACGGGGCGCTTTGCGCTTCACTACAAGAACAGCGCTTGGGTTTTTGTGGATGGTGGTTATGAGGGCGACGAGCACGGCTTAACTTTTACTTTGTCGGGAACAACAACGGCGCAGCTTAGACTTGCGTCTGACAACGGGGGATCAAGTGGGACTATTAAAATCAAGAAGCACTATTTTACTGCTTAGCTTTGTTTCGTTAAGCGCCTATGGACAGTCGAAGGTTTTTGATAAGGTCACGGTTGACAACCTTGTTTTAGATGGCAACACGATCTCAAGTAAGAACACAAACGGCGACATTGTTTTAAACCCCAACGGCACGGGGGGCGTGCAGCTTTTCGATCAGACTGTGGACACAGTGGCCGTCGTTGACGGGAGTCAGCGCCTAGTGAGTTCTCCACTTATATCGACAACAGAGCTCAACCTTCTTGATGGGCTCACGGATCTTTTGTCCTCAGCGAACACAAAGACGCTAACAAACAAAACAATAAACGCGGACGACAATACCATCACGAACATCGACAACAACGAGATTCGTGCATCTGCGGGGATTGCAGTAAACAAGCTCGCTGCGACCACCGCAAGCCGAGCGCTTGTGAGCGATGGCTCGGGCTTTATTTCTGCGTCTGCCACAACAGCAACGCAAGTGGGCTATCTTTCAACCACCACAAGTGATGTGCAAACCCAGCTTGACGCAAGACAGACTCGCTCTGTTCTCACAACGAAGGGCGATCTCTATGCTGCCACGGCATCAAACACAGTGACGCGCCTTGGGGTTGGCGCAGATGGCACGGTTCTTACTGCTTCTGCCGCCCAACCAACAGGCATGATCTGGCAAGCGCCAGCTTCTCCGACGACATATAACTACTCTTCGGGTGCGGTGAGTGGCACATCTCAAGTTGTTAACTGCGACACGACTTCATCAAACGTAACCGTGAGCCTTCCGGCAGTGGCTTCGGCGGGGACTGGGCGCTGGCTTATCATTCACAAGCCAGTGGCCGCAAACACCTGCACGATCGACCCCAACGCCTCTGAGCTTGTCGGGGGACTTTCAACGCTTGTCATGCGCGACGCTGGCGACACTGTGTTTATTGTAAACGACACAACGGCGTGGCGAGTGATGGGAACATACGGGTTAGACTATACGCTCGACACGCGAAGCATAAATAGCAGCGTAACAGCAACAAAGTGGGACAACGTTTTTCTTTGCGACGCCACAGGCGGCAACGTGACGGTGACACTTCCCGCAGCAGCGTCATCTAAGGGCGTTCGCTTTCACTTAAAGAAGACAGACGCAAGTGGAAACTCTTGCATTTTTGATGGCAACGCATCTGAAACAATCGATGGAGCAACAACATCTTCACTCACAACACAATACTCTTCGCGACAGATTGTTTGCGACGGGACGGGTTGGCAGGTTTTATAGGGGTGCGCATGGAGTTCTTGTCTATTGAGCTATTGGAAAAATTGTTGAGCCCAAAGGATCTCATCACTGTTGGTGTGATCTGGTTTTTAATTAAGGGGAAAGTCGCGCACCACCTTGCGTCCATCGAGCAGAGTCTTAAAAAGATCGGCTCGAACATTAACGATCTCAAAGAGTCCATCTTGGATCTTGAGAAAACACAAACCAAAAAAATAAACGATTTAGGTGAGCGTGTGACTCGCCTAGAAAAAACAAACAACAAACCATAGGGGGATATAATGGAAAAGGCTTTTGATTTAAAAGCACTCGCAGCAGAACTAGAAGCACAAGGCTTGCCACTGCTTGAAGACGGCGCAGAGAAGGCTTACGCCGCTTTGAAAACATGGCTTAAAAAGTCTGCTGAGATTCAAGGCGGACTTGTTGGCGGTATCTTGCCAGCAGCACTTGATGCGATTGATGGCTTTGTCACGTCAAACATCGATAAGATCGACGGCGCTGAGGGCTAATGATCGATAAAGCACTTATGTGGCTTGCTCAGGCCGTCCTTACATGGATGGCCTTAAAGCTACAAAAAAAAGTTGTGAATCTTTACGAGCTTGCAGAAGAAGAAAAGGCTTTTGAAGAAACCAACAAGAAGAACGTGGAGAAATACAATGCTGCAAAAGATCGCCTTGAGAAAATCAAAGCTGCTGCTGACCTTCTTAACAGGGCTTAGCCTTAGCGCGTGTAACAAACTTCCGAAGTTCCCGACTGACAGAGTGTGGGAAACGGACACGCAGTTTAATGTGTGCGGCGAGTATCGCATCACGGATCCAAAGAAGATGCAGGTTGTTCACGTTAAAGACTGGCCACTTGAGAAGTGTAACGGTGTCTTTGGTTTTCAAACTTCGGACGCAAGTAAAGTGTTTCGTTGGAGCGAGAAGGCTCAAGAGTACGTCAAGAATAACTGCAATTAAGGGATTGTTATGAGAAACATAGAAAAAAAAATGGTGGACTATTTAGATGCAAGGCTTGCCGGAAACGGGCTTGCGCAAGAAGCGATGAAGAAAAAAGACCCAAGAACTGTCTTTGCTCTAGCGGCTCAGGCTTGCGTCGGGATCAGAGAAGTCGGCGGAAACAACAAGGGGCCGATGGTCGAACTGCTGCAAGAGACTATTGGAAGCGCAAGCGCTGAGGCGTGGTGCATGAGCTTTGTGCAAACGTGCTTGGCTTATGCTGAAAAGAAGACTGGGATCAAGTCGCCAGTGTTTGCAAGCGAGCACTGTTTGACAGTGTGGCAGAAGACTCCGAAGACGGCGCGAGTGAAGAAGGTTCCCGCTCGAGGGGCGATTGCGATATGGAACTATCCACCGGGAGTGAGTGGCCACACTGGGATCGTTGATGTGTTCACAGCGAAGAAGATGAATCTCTTTGAGGGGAACACAGAGAAGGGGCTCACTCTTTCTGGCGCTATCGAAAGAGATGGCGGTGGTTGTTATTACACCGAGAGATCCACGGGCTCGACAAAGAAAATGAAACTTTTGGGGTTTATAAAGCCTTTTTAATTTGAGGGGGAAGTAAGTGGCAACAAGCACCTATCCGGCAAAAACGGGCGTTTCAAACTCACAAGTGTTTTCAAGCTATACACTCTTTCCGGCAGCAGGGACTCCGGGAGTTTTGTATCTTGATACGGGAAACGCAGATCTTTATCTCTGGACGGGCTCAGCGTATGAGCTTCAATCGGGGAGTGGGGCGGGAGCGGGTGCCGACACAGCACTTTCAAACCTCACGGCCACGGCGATCAATCAAAGCCTTGTGCCAGACACAGCAGACACTTACACAGTGGGCGACAACACAAAGCCGTGGTTGAGTGGTTACTTCTCAGACGTGAGAGCAAACAACACGGGCGCAAGAGTGGATCTTTCAACTGGCGCACTTCAATCAGGATCCACTGTAAAGCTCGATTGGTCGGGCACAGACTTGAGTGTGAACACAAGAAAGATCACAGACGTTAGTGATCCGACAGCGGCGCAAGACGTGGCGACGAAGGCTTATGCGGACACGAAGGTTGCAAACCCGCACACACCGACTGGTTTCTGGTCGCAGATGCCGACGTTTCCGAACTCTTTAAATTATTTCATTCAAGAGTATGACTACTTCACCATCCAAGTTTCAAACGCAGTTGGTGATATGTACGCCCCTTCTGGTGGAGCGTCTGCCGCTATTCAATTAAGAGACGCAAGCGAAACAATGGCGCAAGTAAACTCCACAGAAAAGGCCCTTGGGGTTACTTGTTTAAACGCTGGCTCAACCTCTACTGGGCGGGCGGCTCTTGGCTTTGGCGGGGCGCAAAGCGCTGCATCTTTGCGGTTCGGTCAGCAAGAGCTTATTTTTGGCGTTCGTCAGCATATCTGGGTTCTTGGAACGGTGACAGAGAACTTCACAATGTGGACTGGTTTTATGGACATTATCACGGCGGCACCAACTCGCGGTTGCTTCTTTCGTTATAACTATGCTGTGAACTCTGGTCGCTGGGAGTTTTGCACCGTGGACGGTGGAGCGACCACAGCAACAGATACGGGCGTTGCTCCGACGGCGGGCGTTTATCAGGTTATGGAAATTAAAGTTAATCGTGCCGGAACATCAGTAACTTTCTATATAGACGGAACACTTGTTGGAACAATCACAAGCGGCATACCAACCGGAACAACAGGTCTTTTAGCGATGTCGAGTTTGATTCGGTCTGCGGGTGTTGGTACTGGTGGAAGTGGCAACACGCCAATCGACGCGATTTACATGGCCACAGAAAAGCTGAGCGCGAGGTAAGTATGAAAAAGTTCATCATCGTAGAATCAAACGTTATCACAAGGATCGTCGTGGCCAAAAGCCGCGATGTTATAGCGCTTAAAACAAGTGAGAGCGTGCACGAGCTCAAGCCGGGGCGTTATTATAAGATCGGCGACAAGTACAACACTGTGCCGTTCTGGACGCGTGTGGGACGCGCCTTAGGCCTTAGCAAAAAAGAGCTTCCAAAAGAATGAGAAGATGGCTTTAGAGATGCCCTTAGTGATGTCGATGGTTTCTTTGGGGCAGTTTAAAAGCGCTGTCAGATAACCAAGAACGAGCACGGCAAGGCAGGTGAACGCCATCTCGATGTTGCCTTCCATGTAAAATTGCAGCGCAGTGATCGGCAATATGATTGGCGCTAGAACAAAACCCATAAACAGAAACTCGCCATCTTTCATCGCTCACCACCTTATAAGTAAATAATACAACATCAAACGCAAAGCGTCAACAAAGTTTGCAATCGCGCATTTTTGCTATTGATTTTTGCAGAGGTGTACAGCTATTAGGCACTTAGTAAGTGGCGGTTTCAAATAGAAACTATTTGTGAGTTCGGTGTTGTTAGCTTTGCTTTTTGCGCTTGGCCCTTGAGTCACCTGACCCAATAACCTTTCGCACGTCATTCATAAGCAAGCCAACGTCGGCATCCGCAAGCATGGGAAAAAGAGAAACGATAGACATAAGAAGCTCGAGCTTTGGATCAATCTTTTTCTTCGGGAAAAGAAGGTCCTGAGATGACATATCAAGATATTCGCAGATGGCCTTGAAGTGTTCATCTGTGGGGAGCGTTTGGCCACTGAGCCAACGCGAGACAGAGGCGTGATCGATGCCTAGGTGTTCTGCTATGTCTTTTTGTTTGACGTTCTTTTGTCTCATTGCTGAGCGTATTTGATCGCCAACAAATTTCCTTAATACTTTCATCCACTTGCCTACATATCATAGTTTCAAAAAAGCAAACAGGTGTTTATATACGCACAAAGCGCTTGCAAAGTGCGCACTCATGCACTATTCTGTGCGCATGACAGACGAAAAGCTGAAAGAACACATCATGGCTTGGGCTAAAAGAGACGGTGAGCACATCGTCAAGGGCACGCTTGTTATGCGTCGCCTCTCAACAAGCCTCGTCGAGAAGGTCCTTCGTGGTCGCTATGAGAAGCAAATCAGTGGCGCTGTGCTTACAGTGCTTCTTGAAGAGCTTGAGCGCGCCGGGGTGATCGAAAAAAGCGAGGCAAGCTAACGCTGCCCACTGTCATTGTGTGTTTAATACGGAGCAAAATTGGTTTGCTCTGACGGGGCATTGCTTTGCCCGAAGGGAACGATATGAGCGTTTTACTTGATGTGGCTTTAGAGGTTCGATGCGAAGGGACGTATGTTCCCTCGCGCCCCTCTGTCTTTTGCCGCGAGTTTGGGAACTGGCTTCCGGGCGAGTGCGCCCACATTGAGAACTTCAAGGTGTTCTTGGGAAGCGTCGAGATCACAAATCAGCTTTCTCCCAGAGACTTGAGAGAACTTGAGACAGACTTTTTAATCCAAGCAGAAGAGGGCCAAGATGAGATCGCGTAGTACCTTTTCACAAGACTTCTATAGCTGGCAGCTTCACAACAAGCCAGAGATCAATATCACTCGGATCGAATCGTTTGGCGATAGCGTAAGAGATCTTATCTTAAACGCCATCGTTTACTTTGAAGACTGGCACGGAAACCCCACGCTTGAAAACTGGGGGATCACTGACTTGCCAGCGAAAGACTATGAAACGGCGATACGCATTTTTGCTGAGCATATTAACCAAAAGGGGGAGCGATGAGTTTCGACGGACAAACAACTTTAAAAGAAGTGCTCGAAGACTTGAGTCTTGATGGCATCATGCGCGTGATCGACATCATAAGACAGCGCGATGACATCGCATCCATCATCGTCACCACCAAAGACGAGCTCAAGCAAACCGAGGAAAGATACAAGATCCAACACAACAAACTCATGGGGGTCCCAGATGAGCCAGCTTAAAACCCACTCAGCGCTTGGAGCAAGCGCCTCAGAACGTTGGACAAACTGCCCCGGAAGTGTAGCTCTTTCAAAGCTCGCACCACCAAGCGCCACTTCTATGCAAGCCGAAGAAGGCACAGCAGCGCATGAGCTCAGCGAGCTCTGCCTCAAGGAAGGCAAAGACGCTCGAGAGTTCTTAGGCCAGATCATCAACGGCTTTGAAGTCACAGAAGAGATGGCAAGTGCCGTGCAAATCTATATCGATCATGTAAGAAAAACGCACGCGCAAGTCGGTGGTGTTCTTAGTGTTGAGCGCCACTTCAATCTCGAGCACCTGCACATTGGACTCATGGGAACAAACGATGCGTGCATTATGAAACCAAACGGAACGCTTGTGGTGTTCGACTTCAAGTATGGAGTCTCACCAGTGGAAGCCGCAAACAACAAGCAGCTTCTATACTACGCGCTCGGCGCAGCGCATGAGTGTAACTTCGACTTCCAAGACGTGAGACTTGAGATCGTGCAACCAAGAGCTCCACACATCCACGGGCCAATAAGATCGTGGACTGTGAGCAAAGCGTATCTTGTCGAGTGGTCGTTCGTTCTGCTTGTCGCAGCAAAGAAGACTCAAGAGCCAAACGCTCCGCTTGTGCGTGGTGCTTGGTGTGGTTACTGCCCAGCGAAGGGGCTTTGCCCAAAGCTCAACGAGGCCGTCACGGAAGCCGTTGGACTCGAAGTCATCGAAGGCAGACCACTCGCCATTGAGTCGCTATCTGACGAACAGATCGTGCGCGTTATTCAAAACAGAAAGCTCATCGAAGAGTTCATCGAGTCCGTCAAGTCTTACGCTCTTCATCGCATGATGAATGGGGAAAAGATCGAAGGGCTCAAGCTCGTTGCCGGAAACTCAAGACGGGTGTGGGCAAACGAAGCCACCGCAGAGAAGGTTCTTGTCGAAGAGCTCGGCACAAGCGCTTATAAGAAGACGCTGCTTTCTCCCGCTCAAGCCGAAAAGCTCATCGGGAAGCTCAAGGTCGAGGGACTTATCTCAGAGATCCCCGGCAGTGAGACTGTGGCTCATGTGTCAGATAGAAAGAAAGAGATTCAACCATTAAACGGAAAACTAATCCTAAATAAGAAAGGGAGTTAAAATGCTAAAGTTTGATATGGAACCAAAGTCAGGGAACGGAAACTTCATAAGGCTAGACGACGGAGATTCTGTCACTGGGATCTTAGCCGGAGAGGTTCGCACGTTTTATTCACTCTTTGTGGACGGCAAGTCAGAAGAGGTGCCAGAAGATACGCCAAAAGCTAAGTTTCGTTTTCGCGTGAACATCGTGGTGAAAGAAGAAGATGGAACGCTTGTGCCAAAGCTCTTCGAGCAAGGGGCCAATGTCTATCGCGCCTTCAAAGAGCTCGCGCAAGACTACGATCTCGAGCAAACGCTTGTTAAAATCAAGCGCACGGGGAGTAAGATGAGCGACACGAAGTATAGCGTGCTGCCACTGCCAACAAAGATTGCGCCAGAAACGTTTGAAAAACTTGCTGTGATTCAACTTCTCCCGCTTGAAAGCGAAGCGAGTGAGGTTGTCGCAAACGGTGAAGACGGGAACTTCTAAATGCCACCACGAGTGCCAAGAAATAGCTTTGAGCTTCTGCTCTGGGTGGTCATCTTGGCGCTCGGATTAACTTGTGAAAGAATCATGCGCCCACGGGACGAGGCGCCATCAAGGGCAGTGATGCCAAAAGACATACAATAAGGGGAGAGGGATGCGAAACTTTGAGGGTTTTGTTGATACTGATTTTTTATGCAAACACTTGCGGGTATCAAGAGACTACATAGAAACAGCGAGAAAGCTCAAAGGGCTTCCTTGCTACAAGCTCGGGCGCGTGGTGCGATACCGAGTCAGTGAAGTGAATGATTGGTTAAAGCAGAGAAGAGACAATGGAAACAACGCTAGGACAAGAAAAATCTAAAGCGCACGCGGGCAACCTTGTCCGGGTGGATCCCGAAAAGTATCCCGGTTACTTCCGAGATCCGCACACTAACATCATCTACTATCGCAAGCGCATTGGTGGGCGAAACTTCAAGATCTCTACACGCACACAAAAAATCTCAGAAGCGAAACGCTTTGTCGATGAGTTTATGATCGGACTAAAGCGCGAAGATCTTTTAAAAAAATATGAACAAGAAGTTATCGATCCGCTCATCCGCGATTTATGGTTTGCGTGCATAGCGGAGCGGTTTGCCACAAGCGGAGAGGCCACCAAGGTTCGCTGGGGGACTGTGTGGCGCATTGATCTTTCACCTTTCTGGGGAAGCAAGCACGCAAGCGAGCTCACAGAGCAGAACGTGCGAAAGTATGAAGAGTGGTTCTTAAAGAACAGGCCGGGCAAGATCTTTTTTTCGGCCAATAAATATCTTCGGATGCTTATCAACTACGCCCATCGCATGGGGCACATCCGCAAGAAAGTTCTGGTGCAAAACTTAGATAAAAAAATAGATACACTTGCGAGAAGAAAAACTGCGTTTCGTGTTTACAAAGAAGAAGAGCAAAAGGCTTTGATTGAAAACGCTGTGAATGAGCGCACGCGCTGTGCTTTGATTCTTTTCTTCGATACTGGCGCAAGAAAAATGGAAGTGCTCAAAATAAAAAAAGATCAGATTGATTTTAATCTGTCAGTGTTGAATCTGTGGAGCGACAAGAATAGAAAGTGGCGCAAGATCCCTATGACTTCTCGAGTGAAAGAAGCGCTCAAGACTTTGTGCCAGCTTTCTTTTGATAGCGAGTATCTTTTCCCAATGGCAACAGACAAATGTCGCCACCTTGCCGGACAAATCTTTGATCGCGATTGGGTGAAGACAAAAAGAAAAGCAAAACTTTTAGGGCGTGCAAGGCTTCACGACTGCCGACATACGTTTGCCACAAAGTGTGCGCATGATGCGTGGCCAATAAAAGAAGCGTGCGATGTGTTAGATATGACGCCACGGGTTTTCTTACAAACTTATTGCCATTCAGACTTTTCAAAAATAACGTCCCTTCTTATACGTTCGTTTGATAACAACAAGAACTAAGCAACGAGTGGTCCGGGGGATTTGTCGATGAGTTTGTCTACTGATTTTTCCATTTTAAAAACCAAAGTGAAAACGGATGGTTATGATATGGAAGTCACAAACCTGTCACGTCCACCATCCCTCACTTTCTCTTTCTTTTCTCAGATCAAAATTAAAAACAATACACACCACCGTTGCTTAATCTTAGGGCAGTTTTCAAACTTCTTTGCATTTTTTATCACTCGGCCCAGTGCCGTTCTATGCCGCCAGATTCGGCTCAGAACTTGGGCTTTTCTTTGTCTACACACCAGAACAACAACAATAGAGGGGACGCGATGAAGTACTTTAGGCATCTTACAACGGGCCGTAATGGAGACAGACTTAAACCTTTGTATGCAGAGTTCGGCAAAGTTAAGGGATATGGACTCTATTTTTTGCTGCTCGAACTTTGTGCAGAAAAGTACAACGGCAAACAAGAAGTGTTTCGTTTTTTAGAAAAAGAATTAAGAAACGATCTAGAGTTGTCTAAAAAGTCCTTAGAAAGTCTTCTAAAACTCCTGAAAAACTACCAATTAGTTTCTGACTATGTTTTCACTCAAGATTCAAGAGTTGTTGAACTCACGATGCCCGATCTTATTGAAATTGCTGATGACTATGCTAAAAAAGTCCGGACAAAGTCCGACAAAAATCCACAAAATGTCCACCCCTATAATAAGAATAAAAAGAAGAAGAAAATATATACCAATATGGGATCCACAAATGATCCAACAAGTGGATATGATTTTTTATTGGTCTATGAAAAATATCCAGTACGCATAAAAGGCGAAAATGCAGAAAAACGTTTTCACGAACAAATCAAAACCGACGAAGATTTTGCGCGTCTCAGCAGAGCTTTGGATAACTACCTCGCTTTTTTGGAGATCGAAAGCTGGCGAAAACCAAAACAATCTTTTGCTGCTTTTTTAGGCACCAAAGCATCGGGTTATTTCTGGCGTGATTTTATAAACTGGGAACCCCCAAAGAAAAAAGGCGACTCTGCAAGCGAGGCGTTCAAGGGTTTGATCCGCGAAGATCAAGGGGGGGCATTGTGATCGCTGGCCGCTTGCTTTTCCGGATGGACGATAACCCGGAAGTGAAAAACAAAAACCCAAAAATAATTAAAACCATCGACGAGGCTTTTGAGTGGAACGCAAAAAAGTGGGGGATCTTCTGGACAGTAAACTCTTTTCACGGGGAAGCCAGAACGAAAGAAGAAGTGAAAAAGATTTTGGCGTGGGCCGTGGACATCGATCCCGAAAACGGTGAAGAAAAACCGGAACTGCTTGCGCGCATTGAAGCTGGCCCCAAACCCACATCGGTGATCGAAAGTGGCCGAGGGTATCACGTTTACTTTGATGCTGACGATAGCGCGAAGCCCGAGAACTACACTCCCATCGTAAACGAGATGGTGCGCTTCTATGGCGGCGACAAGAAAGCAAAAGACCCAGCAAGGTTACTTCGACCACCGGGCTTCCTTCATTGGAAGGATCCAGAAAACCCAAAACCAGTAAGACTTTTGAAAGAGTATTTCTTCACCGATCACAAGTTCTCTGAAAAAGAAATGCGAGTTTTATTTCCTGAGCCTAAAGCTCCGGACGTGAGAAAAGAAAAACAAGAACTGAAAAAGATTTTAAACTTTCAGAAAGACTCAGGGCTTTTTGAGCGCATTTATTCCATGAACTGCAAAGACGGGCTTGAGCGTTTGTCTGGCCACCCAGCAGTGGGGATGGAAACTTTCACCTTCCACAGAACGTCTGGCGGGAACTTCAACATCATCGTCAACGGCAAGGGGACAAGTTGTTGGATCGATCAGCACGGGCGAATCGGAAGCGCTGACGGTGGTGGCCCCACTCTTTGGCAGTACATCAACTGGTATCACAAGGATCACAAAAAAACGTATCAATTTTTTAAGGAAGTTTTCCCAGAGGTGTTTGCATGAACTATCTTGGTATGAGAAAGTTTGGGTCGTTGATCGAAGAGAACGAAAAAAAGAGAGAAGCTAACGGGGAGAAGCTCATTCCCTTTGGGATTAGTTTTCTTGATGACTCTCTTGAGGGTATCTTACCGCAAGATCTTATTCTTGTGACAGCGCAAAGTGGCGTTGGCAAAACAGAGGTGGTCACACAGATTGCCCTTAATGCAACAAAGAGCGGGAAGCGTGTTTATTTTTTGGCTCTTGAATCTTACAAGGGCGAAGTTGAAGATCGCTTACTTTACAAGGCGTGCGTTGATCTTTTCTACAAAGACAAAGAGCGCCGCCACGGGAGCCCAGATTATTTAAAGTGGTCCCACGGAAAACAAATTTCCCTTCTTGAAAAATACAAAGAGCAAGCAAAGCAAGAGCTAAAAGTCTTTGGGGAAAACATGATGATCCTTGATGGTGGGGACGACTTTGGCATTGAAGACTTTGAAAAGATTTTTATTCAAGCGGGGAAAGAAAAAATCGATTTGTTTGTTTTGGATCACCTTCACTACATGGAAGCCGGGGACGAAAACGAAAACCAATTTCACAAAAGAGCCGTCAAAAAAATGCAAGAGCTTGTGAAGAGATACGGCGTGCCGATGCTTCTGGTGGCTCATATCCGAAAGCGCGATCGCAGACAAAAAGTTGTGGCTCCCAGCATGGACGACATTCACGGCTCGAGTGATATTTTTAAGATGGCAACAAAAATGATCTCGCTTGCCAGCGGCCCTTTCGACAACAGAACGAAAACACAATTTCCAACTTACGTTCGCGTGGCGAAGTGTCGCTATGGAAGCGCTCGAGATACTTACATCGGCTTGTGTGTGTATGACATCACAGCGAACAGTTATCACGACGCATACGACGTGGGAAGGCTAACTGCCGATGAAGAAGATGTGAAGATTTTAGAGCCGCAAGATCGGCCACACTGGTATCGAAACAGAGCTTTGAAATAAGGGGGATGAAATGAAACAAGAAAAAATGTATGCGGTGCTCGCAACAAAAAGCATGGGGTGTGTTGTTTATCACGTTGAAACTTTGCAAGAGTTCATAAACGAACAGCTTTGCGCCATCGTTTATGACAACGAAACGGACTATCGGTTGATCGGTGTTTTTGATTGCTACGACGCAGCAATGGCCTATGAACCTTTTGGCCCTATGTTCTCAAAATTGCCGGATCCAACAAAAGATTCGCTCCCCACCCCCATCGTTGAATCTAGACCCCTTAGCGTTCCATTAAAATCAAATGGGGGGACCAATGCGGATGCCTAAGTTTATCAACACAGATCGAATCGCTATGCCGGAGCGTGTCATAGAAAACCAGATCCTTGTCTGGTTGCATTACAAAAAGGTGTTCGTTTGGAAAAATCCAAGCTCGGGTTACTTCGATGCTAAACGCGGGCGCTTTCGCAAACATCGCTCACCTTTTGCCATTAACGGAGTCAGCGACATCATCGCACTCCACAAGGGGCGCGCCATCTTCATCGAAGTGAAAACTCCCAAGGGCCGCGTCTCACCTGAGCAGAAAGCCTTCATCGAGAAAGCCAAAGAGAGCGGAGCCATTGCGTTTGTGGCGCGCTCACTCACCGACGTGGAGCGAGAGCTCGAGGGGGCTCTATGAATAAGCCTCGACCACTTCCCACTTTCCCTGTCGATGT